GAGATTGGACTTAGACTTGCGAGGAAAGGCACATATATTTTATCGACACAAAACAAAGCATTAATTGAAAATATAAATGGATTAATTGAAAAAGGACAATGGAACCACTACAATCACGATCAAATGAAGTTTGAACCATATTATTCATTTAAATGTTTTGTTAATTGTCCTATTATTTATTTATTCCCCGAAGTAATTATTAATAAAATAGTTACAAAATATGATGTAAAACCATTTTATGAATATTATTTTGAACCAGTAGGAAAAGACGGCTTAGTATTTTTTCAATTCTCTCACAATGACTTTAATAAAGGGATGGAATTGAAGAAAAATATGGAGTTTTTATTTTCATATGCACAATATAGTTTGTTATTACTATTTGTCATTTCATTTGTTGTTATATTTACAAATGTTAAATTCGGCATTAGTCTGTTAGTTATTTCGTTTATGTTGTTGCTAACTCGATATTTAAATCCAATATTTAAAAACGTTAGTTTTTATAATAAAGTAATCAAACGATAGAATAAATTATAGACAAATAAATAAGTTTTTGAATTAATTTTAACATAAAATTGAAACAACATTAAAACTATTAAGAATAGACATACAACAATTAGAATAATGTCAAATCAATCGACGAATTACGCTGCTTGTATTGAAATGGAGAATGATAGTTTATTAGAGAACCTCCCCCGAGATGAATTTATTTACAATGTGCCATTTAAACTTATTGGGTTTCCAAATACGGAAATTGCTACAGTTTATTTTGCAGTTAATAAAAATGTTATGTATACTGAATTTGCGAAAGAAATAAAAGAACATGTTAAAGACATGCAAACGAATGTTGATGTTCACGGAGGAGCCTATCGCATTGAGATAATTCCACTAGATGAGCGAGAAAATGGGCGCAACATTGAAACGTACATGAGTGAAGTTTGGGAATTAAATACTAATGCTTTATCGATGTCGGATATTTTATCTATTTGTAAATGCAAATATACTGATGTATCAGCGTTTTATCTTAAATATTCAAACATTTGTGAAGATAGTGAAAATTGCACGGATGGCGATAGTGATGAATAAAACATAAATTATTAGTTGAAGGAAAAAATTAATAATTAAACAATCGACATTACAAATTTATTAAATTGACATTTAATGTGTAATCACTCCAATGTCATTTTTTTCTTCATTATCAAAACACCAATCAATTAATCTGGATGGATGCCAAGTTTTTTCAATGAGTTCTGCCTCATAATGTTGTAAACGTTCCTTGGCAATAGTTTGTTTGTAAAAATCAACTAAACCAATTCCATTATTTGAAGTTTTTTTATTATCAGCACATTTCAGGTTGTTGTTACATATACTTTTTATAACATCAATGTCGTCAGCAAAATAAGAATATAAAAGTTTTTCATTATAATAAATCAAATCTTCTTCAGTCAAATTTATAAAGTCAAAGTCAATTGTATCAGTTGGCATTAAATTGTAATGTAAATTATTTATGTCTAATATGAATGAAATGATATTCTCACTGTTAATTAGATATAAATACTTATATAAATTGTACATTTTGAATTTATTATAAAGTTGGTTTAAGTAAAAGTCATGTGCTTTATACATATTGTCTTCGATTAGTTCATACACCTCCCATTCTGTAAAACGCCTTGACCGTCTTTTATGAATTGTAACTGCACCGTGAATCAAATAATATATGAAATGATGTATTGTAAATTCTTGTTTTATAACTTCTGATTTTGGGATTGCATATGAGGTAGGATAATACATAATATCATGTTTGAATAAGATATTATGACAATTGTATAAATTATCAAGGTGTTTTCCATATTCCATTTGAGAACCGTGTATAATAAACTTTTGTATCATATTGCTAATATAGATTTTGTATTTGAAAATGTTAATAATTTCATTTTCATTATTAATTGTTAGCATTTTAATGCGAAGACGTTTAGTAGGGTGTATCTAGTGGAATATTTTAGAATTAGTATTTCAATTTTATAAAAAATTGAATTAAATATATTTTATTATATGAAATGTATTTAAAATACACCTACAACATGTTCATGTGGCGTTATAATTCGTCTAAAACTGATTTTGTGAACGATTTTGATTACAGTAAACATGGAAATATTAAACATATTTATGATGATACCTTTTGGTATAGTCAGGACAATACTATTTGGATGCAATGCATATCAAATCCAAAATATGTTCTTTGCTTATCACTCTTGAGAATTTATTCATTAATAGTCAAAGAGGCAAACAATAATAATATTAATTTAACTATTGACAATGCATTGCAACATACTGGCATTTTTCAGGACAATAAATATAAATGCATTGATGAATGTGAATATTGTGATAATTATGACATGGTGTAAATAAATTTTAAATTTATAAAACATTTGCTTTCATTGGCAATTCTTTAAATAAAAAACCATTATACGGTTTATTTTGTTCCATTGATTTTTTTAATGTTTTATCACTCATCGATAATCCTTTTATGCAATCATATTTACAAGAGAATTCACGAATTAATTTATTGTTAATGTCATATTGTCCGATACCAAGTTTATACAAATGAGGTACACCATATTTATTTTCAAACTCATCTTTTAACTCTTCCTCACAATTGTCATATAACATATAATAATGACCTCTTGCATTTGTTAGATTTTTAACTGGATTATCTAGTGCTGAAGAACTTTCAAACCCATTTTGTTGCGCTGCTGTTTTTCTGTCAATATACACATTCAATATTTCAGTTTTACTATCATTTAATTTTGCTATATAACCAAGATTTTGAACTTTTGTTTGCTTAGTTGGATTAATATTGTGAATAATATTAGGATCTAATTCTCTATCAATCAATAACCACCTAAATCCTCTATAAATAGTATTTTCTATAACGGCTTTGTTAATGCTACTACGTTTTATGTCACTATTTTCTTTCATTGCTTCTGTTACACATTCATATACTTTTACAATTTGTAGTGTTTCAGGGTGTATTTTTTGAAGTCTAGGACCTAACGTAACAAGAGCCTCATTAAATCCTGTAGTTACTTTAACATTTGATGAAGATATTTTTTCAATAATTATTTTTTCTAAATTGTCAATTCTAGAAGTTAGTTGTTTTGTTAGTTGATTTACAGATTTAATTAATTCTTGAACTAATGTGTTATCATTGTTTGATTTATTCATTTCCATCATTATTTTTAATTGTTCATTTTCAAGTTCCAATTTATTTGTGCCATTAAAATATTTGACATTGTGATTAATAATATTTAACAGCGATTGATAAGATATATTTTTACCAATTAAGAATAATTCCAATTCATTTTCGTGTCCTTCTAAATTATTAACTCGATCAGGACGAATATGTTCGTGATTGTGAATAAAATTTTCAAAATCTTTACTATTATTAACTAAAAAACAATCCAATAAAAGACATTCAGGATATTTGTATTTGTGTTCATTGTAGCGGTTTAAAATGCCTCTACGGCTCTCTCCGATTTTAATAATATATTTTCCATTTTCCAATGTTTTTACTTTAATAATGTAAATAATAGAACAGTTAGTTCCGTATTGATTTAATAATATTTTCTCTCGTTCAAAATATTTTTGTTGGTTTAATTTGTCTTCAGTTTCCTTATTTTTTGTTAGTTCTAACTGTTGCAATTGTTGTTTCAATTCATCGCATTCTTCTTTTGTTATTTCAAAAATAATATTTTCTAATTTAATAAAGTATTCGTGTATTTCATCTGCTTTTTTAGTTCCAGCCTTTAAACAAAATTTTTTAAATGTATCAACTGTCAACATAAATATTTCTTTATTTTGACCACCCCTTATATTTTTTTTTTCTTCTTCAATGTCTAATTTTTCACTTTGCTTTACCAACGGGTAAAGCGAATGCTTATAATCTACATTAATAGTAAAATTTTTTTCTAACATCAGTTTTGCTTTTACTTTTTGACTAAATCCTAGCCATTTCCATACATCATCAAGATCAATAACAAAATCGCTTTTAGAATCATATTTCAAAAAGCAATAAAAACTTGATAAAAATATTTGTTGTTCATAATTTGAAAATGAATTTTTAACTTTTTCTACCAATTTATTCTGATAATTACCAGATAATTTAGTGATTGGGTTCGACTCAATTAGATTTACAATGTCCAGACTCATTGTATATCATTATATGCAAGAATGTTTTTAAGTCGTTTATTGTTTTAAAAATCAAAAAGCGATATATTTTGATATGCTTTCTCTCCTCAGAAATCAATGATAGTTATTGCTTTTAAAAACGAAAAGCGATATATTTCATACATTATTATTTGAAATATTGTTATTATATATTTTTAAAAGGGTGTATATAGTATTGACACCCTTTTCTACTGATTTATTTTTATTTGCTCCTGAAAGTTCAGTAGCAAACATTTTATAATCACACATTAGCATTTGAAACGTTGTTATATAAACTATATATTTTTTCTCTTAGATTGAGATAATACTCGTATCGCTCTTTAGATAATTCTTTTTCATATACTTTACAATTGCCTCTCGCAACACGTTCAGTTAATTTTTTATCAATATTAGATGATTGATTTGTTTGAATTATAGTATTATAAATTTTAATAGTTTTCCAACCTTCTAACACCTTTTCAAAAATAAAAATAACTTCATCTGCTGTTATTGCGCGTTTATCTGTCTGTTTTTTCTCTCGTCTTATTTGTTTATTTTTAATGTGATTGATATTCATGCTTAATATAAGTAAATTATATTATTGTTTAAGTAAAATTATGTATAACATATTAAGAATTTATACAAGTTATCCTTCCATTTTTAATGCGTGTAATTGTATGTCTAGGTAAATCAAGCATATTTTGTATTTCTATATTTTTATAACCGTCTTTAATTAACATTTTAACTTTAATGATAGTCTCGTCACTTATTGTTCGTTTTGCTAGTTTAATTGAGTTTGACATTTTATTTTTAGTATCTTCTGTTAATTTTTTACCAAAATTATGATTGTTGATGCCTTTCATTTTTAAAGATTTTTCCCTATAGATTTGTTTATTTATAATTTCCTTGCAAATTTTATCTTTAATTTTTCTTAAATGTAAAGTGTTGTTGTACATATCCTTCCCTTCATCCATTTGATTTATTCCAGTAAATAATTCTATCTGATGTTTCTCTTCATTGCATATTTTATACATATTTTCTTTTATAATCACATCATCAGTCATTAATAACTCGATAAATGCAACTGATTGGTTATATTTAACTATTAATAAATCTTTAATTAACAAAATAAATTTTAAACAATCATTTTTATTATATATTTTAAATCTATATTCTTCTTCAATATTTCCAAACCCTAAATAGTGTATAATTTTATACAGCAACGCAATATTATTCTTTTGAACAATTGATATATAAAATTTATTGTAATTATTTTTGTTTATATATAAACAACCTTCAGCATCAAATAAACCAGCGATATATTCAAGGTTTAAACGTTTTTCATATATAACATCTTCTATAACAAATGTTGGAACAAAATTTAAATATTTATTAAATATTAATTCCTTTTCTTCGATTTTATTTGGTATGTTTACATGCTTACTAAATTGACATAAACATTGATATTTGTAATCTTTTGTAATTAATGAACCCATTAAATAATTTAATAAGATTTCATATTCATTGCTTCTAATCATTAAATTATATTGATTTCGAATATTATGTTTATTGTAAGAATTATCATTGTCTATTGCATCAATAGATTTATTATTTCTCTTCGTTGATGTTGTAATGCTTCCTCCAAAATGATATTTTAAAATTTGTAAAATATTAGTTCTACATTGGGCAATTGAAATGCCAGTTTGATATCCATTTTTAATTTTTCTGATATATAAACATCCATCACCATCAATAAAACCAGCAATGTAAGATGGTGATGGAGGAATAAACCTAAATCTATTTAAATGTTTAATATTGTCTTCAGCAATCGAATTGTTAATTGATGTCATCATCTTATATAGATTGTATATCGTATCAATCTTTAAATCAATTTTAATTTGTTTTAACCGGGTATATATCGTTTTCCAAATCATCTACGATTTTATTAATTTGATGTAATTTTTCTAAAATAGGAATTTTAGTTGATTTATTTCCAATCCATATTTTGTCTAGTTTTGGATGTTTTTCAATTTTGAAATATTGACGTAAGCGTGTTTTTTCTTTATCCGCATAATCCTCATAAAATACAACATATTTATGCATCATATCTTGAGTTATTCCTTCCGGTAACGGCTTAGCACTAGTTTTTCTTGCACGTTTTGTTCCAGTCATAATCCCTTTACTATTTTGTTCTTGTTCTTCACGTGTAGCAATTCTTAAATTTTCCCAACTATTATTTAATGGGTCTCTATCAATATGGTCTACACTTATATTTTTTGTTCCGTGTCCATTTCCATAACATCCAGTAATAATTTGGTGAATATAATAAGTTTTATTGATACCTTCTACTTGACAATGAGCTTGGATGTACCCATTTGTTGCTTTATGCCAAGTTAATTTTTTTCCTATTTGATTTTCATAATCTTTAATTTTATTATAACTTTCAACACATAATTTACATAATGTATCTGTTTCACAATACATTATTAAAAATTCTTTTCCATTTTCATTTATTTTCCACATACAATTTTTTATTTTATAGGCAGATTTACCTAATGTAGAATAATGACCGTCAATGTAATCGATAATCTCATAATTATTGATTATTGAACTATAAATTTTAGGATAACAAATAACATTTATCCTACGCAAATCGTAAATGTTTTTATTTTTAAAATAATAAATATTATCATTAGAATTAAATTTAAATAAAAACTCCAAAAATGATATTTCTTTATTATTATATTTATAAAATGGATAGGTATTTGTTTCACCCAATTTAAATGTTTTATTAAATTCTCTAATATTCAACCAATCATCTTTATCAAGTATAAAATTAATATCACCATATTTAATAAAATAATTATCGCAATCAATGCAAAAACAGGGTTTGGCTGATTTATTTTTCATATTATAAATTATATAATATGAATGTCTTTAAGTTATTTATTTCAATTATATATAAAAAAATGTAATTTATTAGTTGCTATACGCTAAGCCGCCCCGAGTTAAACATATAACACCTTAAATATTTCTATTTAAGTTTGGACTATACCTTAAGTTATCATTGAAAGTTGCTAGCTTTCTCAAACCCATTCCATTATAGTCTCTGAACCTTCTCCATGTGCTAGCATTGTCGCACTTAGGAGCTTGGCTGCGGATTGTCCAATCCTTTTCGTTATTACTATGCCCGAGGTCATTACCCTGGGTATTCAAAATGCTTTCACACAATGAAGTAGTAGAAAAGGCTCTAAGGATGTTCCCGCAATTTAGAAATGTTGCCTCTAATGACACTAATAGTCATAAAGAGACTAGCTGGTTATATAATGCATTCTGATAATATTGGATGCATATTTGCTTTACACTGTTTATCCATACTAGGAAGCAAATATCTAGTATGGCAGCCAACTGTTGGGCACAGGCTAACTGTATGCCCGACATGACGCGTAAGACGTTGTAGTTGGTGGCGAAGACACGGACCTTGGCGGTCTTGGTACCTTCGACGGTGGCATTGGATAACACCAACTGGAGGGTAGCGTTATCAATGCGGGAGAAGTTGCAGGACCCGCTTGGTTGGTGTTCCTCAGGTCTCAACGCAAAAGAGTAGACGTTAATACCTGTATCAGGGTTGCGGGTGTGGTGCTGGAATGGCTGGACGAGGTCGAAGTATGTGCCTTCGCGCTCAGAGAAGCGATCCTGTCCGTTAAGCTGGAGCTTAGCGGTGACGACTGGGTTCTCACCCCAGCAGTGCATGTCGAGCGATGTCTCGGCAAGGACGAATGTGCCAGCATCAGAGACACCCGATGTCGCAAGGGCATCGAGACCAAGGTTAGGACCATCGTAGTTGTCATTGCCACCGCCAACGCCGTTATTCCACCAGTTGGTTGTGGCAACATCCGCCGAACCAGCAGCCTGGAATAAACCAGAGGCATCAATGAACGAGTTATTGACACCGTTAGCACCGTTAGCAGCAACACCTAAAGCACCACCGAACGCGTGGATGGCATTGGGTAAAGCATCGACGCTGTCGGTGTAGTTGAAGGGCTGGGCACCTAATGTGCGGTAGAGTAAAGATGTGCAGTCTAAAGACGAGCAGTAGTCAACGTTCTCATCAGGCTGGACAACCCAGATGAGCTCCTTGCAAGGGTGGTTGAAGTTGAGCTTAATCTTGTTGGAAGAGCTACCGACTGATTCATCACCAGTGAACTGGAGCTGCTCAATCAAATACTCGTGAGGGTTCTGAGCCATACGGCGGCGCTCATCAGTGTCAAGGAATACGTAATCAACGTATAATGAGGCAGCAACTAATGACTGGTTGTATGCCTGGGTGACCTTGGAGCTTGTGGAAGCTGCGTTAGCGCAGTTGAGGGTAGATACCGCCCATAAGCACTCATCAATGGGGCGAATATCAAGGTTAATCTTGACTTCGTGGTATTGAAGAGCAATTAAGGGGAGGGCAAGACCGGGGTTGCGGCAGTACCAGAACTGGAAGGGGACGTATAAGGTGGTTTCAGGAAGGGCATTGCGGGGAGCACAGACCTGGCGGGGAGCATTGCTGTCACATGGACCATCGACGTTGGAGAACGAAGGGTCAGTGATGAAAGTGAGCTGGGTGGTGTTACCGACCATCTTGTAGTAACCACGTTCCTGCTCCTTGGAGAGTGTGAGCTGGTTCCAGATGTGCATCCAGTCACCATACTGGCGATCAATGCGCTGACCACCGATTTCAACCTCAACCTGCGAGATCAACTGCTCACCTGGGAAATCTAACCAGCGGGCATAGACACCGTTGGTACCAGTGTTCTTCATGGCCTGGTTAATTTCAGGTAAAGTGACCTGTAAGTATGTGCGGTAAGCAAGATCACCATTGCGGCTGATTGTGCATGTGACACGGCGACCGAAATCGGCCTGACCGTTGAATGTCTGCTCAATCGATTCCATGGCAAAGTTGGTGTGGCGACGGTAAGTCACCTTCCAAAAAGTAATTTGTGGGTTACCCGTAAGATAAACATCCTGGGCACCGTAAGCGACAAGTTGCATTAAACCTCCTCCCATTTTATATATATTGCTAAAGAAAAAAAATAAAAAAAATAACTTAATTCTTTTTATTTTATCGTAATTATGAAATAATATTTTTTATGTCTATGTTTTGCTCGATAAAACGTCTTAAATAACTATCGAGAAACACTTCCTTTTTCCCTTCATGTTTTTTCGTAAATGTATATTTTTCGTCATTCTTCTTAATTTCCCATCCATTCTCTAAAGCATTATTTATGAATGCCATTTTCTGTAAAGTTAAATAATCTATGTGTATCTTTTCATTGCAATTAGTGTGTATTTCCATTAGTTTGTTAAGAGAAACTTATAATTTGTTTCTACCCTATTTTAAAATATCATTTTTGCTTAATATTTCTAAAGTAGTAATTATAAAACAATAACAAATATTATAAATTAAAAATAGATTACAATATAACAATATTAGAAATGACCATTTTTAAACCTAAAAATACTAAAAAAATATTTGTAAATCAAAATAGTATTGTTACGTTGGATGGTAAACATACTGAACTAATTGATGAGTTTGATAAACAGCAACATGAAACAATTCCTAAATTAAAACAAGAGAGAAATGAAATCATAGAGAGATTAACGGATGACCTAGAAATAGAAGAAAGATTAAATCTTGAGGATAAATTAAAGCAAATTAAATCACAAATAAAAGAAATCAAAAACAATAAAAAACGTTATTATTTGGATAACTCTAAATATATTTTTGAATATTTTGAAAATAAAAAACAAATTGCAGATGGTAAGAATAAAAGAAAAGTATTAGATAATTTTTTCAATGTAAAAATAAATGCAAATGAAACTAAACAGGATGATGTGATGACAAATAACATACAAAAGTATTTAAATAATGTAGATGAAGGATTTTTTGACATTAATAATTTTATAACTCAAAAGGATATTTGCCAGTATTGTCATAATGGAGAATTAGTACCTATAGAACATGAAGGCATATTAGTGTGCAAGACATGCGGCAAAAATGTAAAATATTTGGTAGAAAATGAAAAACCATCCTATAAAGAACCACCAAAGGAAGTATGTTTTTATGCATACAAACGCATTAATCATTTTAGGGAAATATTAGCACAATTTCAAGCAAAGGAAACAACACAAATTCCCCCAGATGTTTTGGAAAATATAAAACAACAAATTAAAAAAGAGAGAATTACTCTAAAACAAATTACAAATAAAAAAGCCAAAGAAATGTTAAAGAAATTAGGGTACAATAAATATTATGAGCATATACCATTTATTAAAGATAAACTAGGCATTAAACCTCCGATTATGCCACCTGAATTAGAAGAAACATTGTGTAATTTATTTATGGACATACAAGGTCCTTACGCAAAATATTGCCCAAACGATCGCGTTAATTTTTTAAATTATTATTATACAGTTTATAAACTTTGCGAATTATTAGAACAAGATAAGTTTTTACCATTTTTCCCACAGCTAAAAGATAAGGAAAAAATGATCGAACAAGATGAGATATGGAAAAAAATATGCGAAGAATTGGATTGGGAATTTATACCTTCAATCTAAATTTGTTTTTTTTTCTAATAACAAATTTATTAACAACCTCATTACCTCATTTATAAATTGCATCATTATTAATATGATTTTTTGTGATATATTGTGCCTGGATATGGCATAGATTGATATTTAAATGCCAATGAATATTTAATGAGTGGTGGCCAATATATGTTGTTATTATTAATGTAAATATTAAATGCATTCGATGAATTAATAGATTGGTTAACCGACGGAAATTTATGCATAGTTAATTTAGTATGATGTATATTGGATGGCAGATGTTCGGCTGATTTCGATGCAATATGTTTATTTGCATATTTGTTAATCAATTGAATGCTATAAATCATTATTAAACTGCCGTTAAGTTTGTGTAGTAATATGTAGTTATGTTTAACTAATATTTTATGAATTTATAATTCAATTATATTAAAAATACAAACTCATTTGAATATTCTTACTACTAAGCCCACATTTTTCATAAAAACCTTTGGTTTTTTCATTGCAATTTAATATAACTTTATAACATGATGATTGGTTTGCTAAGTCTATAAATTTTTCAATTAATATTTTACCTATTCCTTTAGATTGATAATCTGGATGTATAACAACGTCTTCAATGTGAGCAACATTTGAATAATTTCTCAAAAGTTTTGGCTCTATGATAATAGTTCCACAACCAATAATTTGGTTTGTTTCACAATTTTCTAAAATCCATACTTGAATAAATGGATATAATTGTTCAATATTTGAATATTGGATAGCAGCTTGATCTAAATTAATTGTTTCATTCGGGTTTAATATATTTAATATATCGCAATATGAAGTTAATTGTGATCTTTGCAGTAATTTGAAATCAAAATGTAATGACATTGCATGTATTTGCAAATAATATTTAAGTCATTCAATCGTTACATTAAATGACTTAAATTAAATAATAAATTTAATTTTTAATTATAATTGTTTTATTGGATAATAATAATAGGCTATTTACATTCTGGGGAAACCGACCAAGTTAGCACCAATACCGAAACCAGCACCGGAGCGGGCACTGACAGCCATCGCTGGGAGGTAGGTATCGAGAATGCTAAAGGTTGCCGCACCAGTTAAAGCAATTAAAGCAATCTCATCTAAAGCAAGGCTGCGCTTGCTGGGTGGGATAACAAAGGCAGCAATGGCTACCATTAAACCCTCAACTAAATATTTGATAGCACGCTTAAGAAGCTCATTAAGGTCAAACATTCCGCTCATTTATATTAAATAACAAGAAAAAAATATATATAATATATTGTTCGTTAAAAAGCTTAAAAATATTATAGGATAAAATATTATATATGTCTGTTTCTAAATTATCAACATTTTCTAAAGATTCTCGCCAGCGAGGCGTTGACTATAAGGTCAATTTAGATGGCTCTGAAAATCCTAAATATGTAGATTTACTCGATGAAGATAAGCCTATTGCTGGACAAAAATATTGCTGCGTTTCATTTGTTTCACCTGAACAAATCATTAAACAGCGCGAATTATTTTTTATGGATGAGTTCTTAAAGAATTGGGATTTTACTAAATCAATGGAAAAATTCACTCAGTTCCTAAATTTTGTTTCATATAAATACAATTTAGTATTTGATGATTTAACAGCTGACCTAAAGAACTTTGTTGAAGAAGAAAGAGCAACCCTTACAAGTGCTACATTATTGGATGATTATAAGAACTTTTTAGATAAGAATGAAGAGAGATTAGAAAAGGCATTTAATGATGCAGCTGAATTTCAGACATCTGTTCGCGGTCTAAAGGTTCGTGGTTGTTTCCCTACTCAGCAGGAAGCGGAGCTCCGTTGTAAATTATTGCGCGAGCTAGATCCTAATCATGATGTTTATGTTGGTCCTGTTGGAATGTGGATGCCATTTCATCCGGAGGCGTATAAGACTGGGCGAGTTGAATATTTGGAAGATGAGCTTAACCAGTTAATGCATGAAAAGAAGAAGAATGAAGAAAATGCAAAGGAAGAGTTTGATAAGCGTGTTAAGGAAGCAAAAATGAAAGCAATTGAAGACAATAAACGCAAGGCACTTGAGAGTGGAAATAAACTCACACAAACCATTAATGAGAATGGAGACTTAATCAGTGTAAAAGACATGAATACACAAGAGTCTGCATTAGAAAATAGCGAAGGCATTACTACAGCTGACATTCGCCGTGAATTATTTGATGGAGACAATGTAGTCACATCTAAAGGTAGCGACCACGGTTTAAGTAAATTGGCTAACCTAACATTTGAAATGGCTGAGCCTGAAGGTGAGACTGAAAGTAAGACCGACAATTAAGACATTTTGCAAAAATTACAAGTTACAAATTACAATAAATTATACAATAAATTGATATGATTATCTAAAATAATATCAATTTATATTAAACTAACTCTAACGCAACACACAATGACTAAGTGTAATTATTTTAATTGCAATCGCCGTCTTAAGCTGACTGATGTGGAATGTAGATGTAAAAATATTTATTGTGCGATTCATCGCTTACCTGAAGAACATAAATGTTTATTTAATTTTAAGCTATCTGATACTGAAGCAAAGAAAATAATAGAAATGAATAAATGTGTAGCTCCCATTGTATTAAAAATTTAATAAATGAAATAAAATGTTTCTACCATAAATAAATATGACTTAAAATTTTAGGATTATATAAGCCGCCTGATTTTTTTATTTCATGTTCAATCGCTTCTTTTCGATTGGTTGTTCCACTATGACGATTAAAATAATTCATCATTCTCTTTCGTGAATTGTGGTTTTTATATGCATATAATTTAAGTGGTGTTCTATCTTTATATTGTTCATAATCTGACGCTCCAAAATGTAAAACTCGAATTTTTTGAGTATCTAAATTTTTAACAAATGCCATGTATTTCTTTTCAGGTCTAGAACTTTTCTCAAATTTTATTATTATCTCTCTCATACGACCTCTTCCTCCTAACATGCGTTTCTTTCTTGTATGATTTTTTTCGTAATTAAAACTTCTTTTTGTTGAAACCATTGTTTTATATAATATATACCATCAAAATAAATATACATTATAATAATTTGATTTTAATTGACTACCATGCAGTTGATTTTTTAATACTTATTTTAGGTCCTCCACCACGTTTTTTTACAGAGTTAGGGTCATATGTTTGGTCGGCTTCATCATCTGAATTGAGGTCTTTTGATATTTCCCAAAATTCTTTTGAACCTAATCGGAAATCAGGATGGTTCTGTGCTTTATACCAAAAAATCTGATCTTGTAATTTATTTGACTTGGCATTATTATTAATAACGAGACATTCAAAATTTTCAGTGCATTGATCCATCACTTGACAAAAACTATCAAATGTTGGAAACATTCCTGCATAGTTTTCAAAAATACGTTTTCGGTTCGTTAAATAAGGTTCACGCAATATAAATACATAATCAATATTTGTTCGTAAATTTGGGGGAACACCTAATGGATATTGCATCGTAATAATAAGCATGATTTTCCAATGTCGTCCATTCATAAAAAGCAAACGCATCATTTTATCTTTTGTCCAAGCATTATCATATAAACAATCATCTAATATAACAAATGCACGCGGATCTATATTTGTTTTTTTATATTGTTCTTGTTCCTTTTTAATTTGTTTTAAAACCATTTTTTGACGCTTTAAAATATTTTCAATAATTGCACTATTATATTCGTCATGAATAAATAATTTTGGGACATGAGAACTATAAAATCCATTTCCTGCTTCTGTTCCTGAAATAACTGTCCCTATTGGAATGTCTTGATGATGAAATAATAAATCCCTTACTAAATAACTTTTACCTGTATCACGACGTCCAATTAAAACAACGACAGGACCTTTATTTTCATCCGGACGAAAACTAATGTGTTTCATATCAAATTTTTTTAATTCAAGTGTCATTTATAAAAATTAAGATATTATTGTTAAATAATCTACGCATGCATCACATGAGTTTGCCTTGTAAATTGCAAAACTTTAATTTAGTTTAAATTTAATATAATTTTTATGGATAATTATAAAATGACATTTGAGATTAATTATAGAAAAAAAAACAATGACACTCTGTTTAATAATTTAGAAGATTTTTTAAATGTTGAGTCTATACAAAATTATATTCCAATATATAATAATTTTTTTGAGCTTAATGAAACAAATTATAATAATATTAATTTGAATAATAATTTTTCAATAAATAAAATTATATCAGTAAATGAAGACAATTGCAATACTTTTAAAACAGAAGTGATTGACAGCGAAAATGCAAAAAGTAAAAAAAATGTATTTTTTAAGTACGGTCCGTTATTAGACCCTTTTAAATACATGGCTGGAAAATATGACATAAATGATGAAACACTATTAAAACTTCCTAAACATAATTCGTCTAATAATTTTAATAAATCAAATGACGTGAATAACTCATCATATGTAGATGGTTTTTTTACTTATTTAACAAGTAAATTATTGCACCATCACAATTTTGTTAATGGTGTAGATTTTTATGGTTCGTTTTTAGCCATTAAAAAGGACTTTACATATAATGTGATTGACGAGTTAGATTACTTAGCTGAAACTGCATTTTTTAATAAGCACAATAATATATTATTTAAAATCGATAATGAATATCATAATAATTTATTAAATGTAGATAGTCGTGATAATAAAAAACGGATTAATATTAATGATCAAACTGATAATGATAATATTGAAATATTAACATTAGAAGACATATCAACCATTGATGAATTAGATGCATTTATTGTTGAAAAACTAAACGTAGATGAAACGAAATCAGCACATGATGAATTATGTGAAGTTATTGATATAATTCAATGTAACCAAAATCTTAAAGAATGTTCGATTGAAGACATTGATGACAATAATGAATCACTCGATAAAGATAATGAAGATGGTGAAAATGATAAAAGAGAAATTAATAGTGAATGTAGCGGTTGTTCTTCTAGAACATCAAATACAACAGACACCAGTCAGAGTGAATGTCAGGAAATTGCGTCAGATGAATTAGAAGACATGAATGATGCAGTTTCAATCCATTCATTAGAAATAGATGAAACTGATGAGAATGATCCTGAAGGTTGCAGTGTTAAAAATAAAAGTGCATGTTCAACAAATACTGGTTCTCATGACGATAGTAGCTCAACGTCTCAGGGGGATGTTGTTAATGCAATAATAAACAATTTCCCTGTTGAAATCATTTGTCTTGAAAAATGCAATAATACATTAGATTATCTTATTAATGAAACAGACATGAACAAAAATGATTGGACTTCTGTGTTAATGCAAATAATAATGACACTAATTACATATCAAAAAGTATTTAATTTTACACATAATGATTTGCATACAAACAATATTATGTTTACTGACACAAATGATAAATTTATATGTTACAAATACGAAGGCAAATACTATCAAGTTCCAACTTACGGAAAATTATTTAAAATTATTGATTATGGAAGAGCAATTTATAAATTTAAAGGTGTTTTAATGTGCAGTGATAGTTTTAGTAAAGACGGAGACGCAGCAACTCAATATAATATTGAACCATATATGATTGAAGATAAACCTAGATTGGAACCGAATTATAGTTTTGATTTATGTAGATTAGCTTGTTCTATATATGATACATTAGTTCCTGAGGAAGAACACGATGATAAATTGTCTAATGAAGAAATTGAAAAAGCAGAAGAAGAGTGTCTTGCTAAAGAAAATGAAGACGAGACAGAGGCAGAAGACGATGAATTAGAACCAATTATTAATTTAATTGAAGAATGGTGTAAGGACGATAAATCACGCAACGTCCTTTATAAAACAAATGGCGGAGAGAGATACCCAGACTTTAAATTATATAAAATGATAGCACGAACTGTACACAATCATACACCTCAAAATCAATTAAAAAACCCATTATTCACTCAATATATTATAACAAAGGTCAAAAAATCAACAATTGTAATTAATATTGATGATATTCCATCATATTGTTAAGTTTATTGTAAACAATTATCATTGCTTATTTTATTTATATACTATATACATAGCATATGAATAATAATGTTGTTTCAAAAAAAAAATTAAGAGTAGCTGTATTAAAGGATGCATTACCATTTTCAACCTGTGGAAAAGATGCACATACTACCGGCGTGGCTGTTAAAATATGGGAATATACCGCAGCAAAACATAATCTTGATTATGAATACATATGCGTAGATAGAGGATATGATAAAACATTGGAAGACATTAATAAAGGCAAATACGATGTTGGATTGGCTGAATTTAGTGTGATACATCGACGATACGATTTAGCACTTTATTCGCGCCCATATTACATTTCAAAAATGAAAGTATACAGAAAAAAAAGAGGAAACGCCTTTTATAATTTTATAACGAATGAATTTGTATGGTTTCTATTTTTAATTGCATTAACGATTATTTTCTTATATGCATACATCAGAACTGTTTATCTTAAAACTAAATTTTTTGAATCGCTTTATATAACCTATATTTATTTCTTTGCAAATATTCAAGAATTTTTATCACTTACATTGCGTGGAAATAAGACGGCAATAAAAACCATCAATTCATTCTGGACGATTATACGATATATATTCTTCACTATTGTTGTCGCACAGGCAATTAACATTATAGTTCAAACAACAAGTGATATTACAGACAAAGAATTCAAGAATATTAAAAAAATTAATGTGATTAAAGGGACATCTTATGTTGATTACGTAAAAAATATTGGAAAAGTTCCAGTTGTGAATAATACAAATGACGAAATTATTAAAAAACTATATGACTCAAATTATGATGAATATTGGTTAGATGACGCAAATATTATAGACAATGCGATTAATAAAAGTGAATATGCTTTGGGATTAGATACAACAATAAATCCTGTAATTAACGATGAATTTACTATAGTTGTTAATAAAAAAATGCCTGAGCTTATTCACAAAATAGATGATGCTATAATACAATTGCAAGATAAAGGTGATATGATTAAAATATGCAAAGGATTTATGGACGACAATTATGCAAATTGCTCGATATAACGTGTATTTTATGATGGCATAAGTAATTTTATTATTTTATGAATATGCATAAAATAATGATTATTCAAGCTTAAAAATTAGGGTTGTCTACAAATACAGCAACGCCTTTCCCACCTCCAGATATGACTTCCGTGACGTTATTAATAAGTTTAAATTGCGACGCAACAAATAAACCAATAACCGAACACACGTAAACATGTAACGCTTCGCGAATTAACTCCTTAAGAGGTCTGACTTCTTTTAAAATAAATCTCATTTCCAGAAATTTACACAAAAAGAAAACTACTGCAATAATTAGAGCTAAAACAAATGTGTTTTCCATTAAAATATAATAAAATAATCTAATTTATTGTTTTACGCAATTCATTATTTACAAATCTTCGATCTCTAAAATAGGGTCGGCTTCACTTGATGCCTTATGAATATTTGTATAATCTAATACATCTAACGGTTCTAGTGAAATGTCATTTCCAATAACTAATTTATCATCATCATCTTCATCTTGCTTGCGTCTCTCATTATTCATAAGACTAATATGTTCTAAACGTTCAATTGTTTTTGGGGCATTAATCATTTCATTTTTCCCAGTTGTATCAATTGCAAAATCAACGTCATTAAATTTAATGGTTTCATTTCCGATTATCTTAGTTTCCGATTGTGCATCAGACAATCCGGATGGAATAGTAACTA